GGCAAGTATTTAGGCTGGAGTGAAGTCGAAGTTGTTGAGTGACAAACAGATTTTGGACCTAATAGCATCTGGGGACATTAAGATAGAACCATTCGATAGGAAAAGACTGGGGCCAGTAAGTTACGACTTGACCACTGAAAGCATAGAACCGGGTTTCAGAGGGGTCTATAAACTGGTTTCAAAAGAGCGAATTAGACTGTCGAATAAGGTCGTGGGGTTAGTATGCATGAGGTCTAGGACAACCCTTCAGGGCTGGTTCGGCTCCTTTAGTGCTTTAGTCGATCCCGGTTATTGTGGTAACTTGATTTTTCTAGTCTATAAACCTGCTCTTATCGCCGTTTCTTCGATCGGGGAAATGAGCGATATGTTTCAGATCATGTTCTTCAAGGTCGGGGATGTGGAGCAGGCTTATAACGAGAGGGAGTCAAGCACGGCCATGAATAGGAAAGGTTGGTCTCCGTGGTTGAGAGAAGCCGTTGACACTTTACCTCCAGATGAAGAGAAGGAATCAGGTCTTGAAACAGAGGTCCAAGAGAATCCTGTCATATAGGATCCTGTCTATCGGGTCTGAATTCCTTATCGTCTATTTGGTCACAGGTTCAATTGTGATACCTACCATCACTACTCCCGCCTGCATTTTCATTCATACCGGTCTTCACTATCTTATCGAAAGGTTCTGGAAAGATTGAACGAAATAGAAGCGATTAGGATTAAACTTGGGAATGCTAAGAATATTTTTGATGTAATAGAAGCTTGTAAGGATTGGAGAGAAATTTTAAGTCTCAGGATCAAATCCACTCTTAGACCCTATCAATTACCTCTCTCTGACAAGATGATAGAATATGTCATTTCAGAAGGGATAATCGGGAATGAAATCAGCAGCCTCTGGTCCAGACAAAGTGGGAAGACTGAAACCGTCGCCTTCACGAGTTTAGTCTTAGGGACCTTCCATAACCTATTCCTAGGAGAGGATTTCGGTTGTGGCCTCTTTGCCCCGGTTGAAAGCATGATCACTCACGTCACGAGGAACAGGGTCAGACAGAAGTACAAGATGATTAAACACTGGCTGGAAAGGGACGCCCATATAATTCAAACTGCCGGAGAAGGATATACCGCCGCAACCTTTACTCTTCTGAATCTGGTTAACAACAAGGAATTAACCATAAGGTCTCTATCCGCTGGAGAATCAGCCTCGATCATTGGTGAAACCTTTAACCTCTTGGTAATTGAACAGTCAGAAATTGTTGACGCCCTCAAACTTAAGACGGACATATTTCCTATGGGAGCAGCGAAGGGAGGAGTAAGAATAATGACCGGGACAACCTCACCCTACTTTAGGAATGAATACTTCAGGGAGGCTATTGAGAAGTGGAATAAGGATCCTAAACTGAACAAGTCCACTTCCGACTTCGTAGAGATGATAGACTGGAAAGAAGCGGCTAAGGTCTGTCCAGCATACTCCCGTTATGTAAAGAGGGAAAGGGATAAACTAGGAGAAGACTCAATAGAATTCAAGACCCAGTACGGTCTAGAATGGGTAGGAGTAGCTCTTAAGTTCGTCGCTTGGGAAACCCTAGCCGTTCTCGAGCAGGACTACCAAGGTCTCAAGGAGAGGTTAAGGTTCTTTGCCGTGGATCCGGCTAGAGCAGGGGATTCAACAGTCGTTACAGTCATAGAACTAGACGGGGCGTCTATCCATATACTGGGCTGGTTAGAATTGGAAGGTCTAGACTTTGAGACCCATCAGGTCCCAACGATAGTAGAGTGGTTGAAGCAGTATGACCCTCTCAGGTACGGATTAGTAGATATTGCCGGTCTAGGTCGTCCCGTCTATGATATGTTGAAGAAAAGACTGTGGCCGTGGGCTAGACTAGATTCTTATTATCCATCCGCATCGGGGAATGATGAGGTATTCAAGGCAATGGATCGGGAATTTGCTCATAAGAGAATCTTCTATCCCAAGACAGTGGCTGACGACCAGAAGAAGAACAAGGCCAAGTTCATCGAGCAGATGTTGGATCTGGAGAGGAAATATACCGGGTTCAGTCTTAAACTTTCAGCCCCTCATATCAAGGGAAGGCACGACGACTACCCGTGCAGTTTAGCCATGGCCGTATATGCTCTGAAGGAGAAAGCATTCAAACCGGGTGTTTCCTATGTCGAATTTTAGAATGGTTCATCCTTTCATCTTTTTAATGTGGTTATCCTTCTTATGGCCTACTTCATTAAAAACATTTAAATAGAAGATTAGCGCTTATATCTAATGCCGATACCGAACCTTACCGTGACAAACCACATTGTCGCGGAGATAGGGCGCTACTCTTGTGGAAAGGTCTTTGAACAAAGACTGGGAGTGTGTGATACTGTCCCCACGTTCACGGGATAAGCAATCGGGTCGGTAAACTATTTTTTATAGCTAGTTCAAGTTTAAATATTTCCGACCGCTCTATCTTCTTAGGTGATTAATGTGCCTCCTATTCGTTATAGTGAAGAGGAAAGAGCGAAGCAGCACGCAGAAATTTTATGGCCGACAGTCCGGATACACACAGAGAAGGCTTGGGGATCAGGGACCATCGTCTATTCTGAAGTGAACGCTAAAGGGGAATTCGTCTCTTACGTCTTGACCTGCCATCACGTCATTGCCGACAACATCAAGATCGAGAAGAAATTCGATCATAGGGTCGGATATGACATCAAGAAGGAGATTAGAATACCGGTAGAGATAGAATTCTTCTATTACGAGAAAATGTCCAGATGTATGGGCATAGCCGGATCCTGCAAGGCTGATATAGTCGCTTATGACGAAGATGGTGACATTGCTCTCTTAGAATTCAAAAAGACGTCTAAGACCCAACCTGTAGCAACCTTATTCCCGAAGAATCGGGAAGATGAAGTTCATGTCTTTGACGAGGTATGGGCTTGTGGTTCAGCATTAGCCCACGAACCTATAGCCACTAAGGGCATCATTAACTTCATGAATGAAATCCTCGAGAATGGTGTCGAATACTGGATGAGCAGCGCCCAGATCATTTTCGGCAATTCCGGAGGATCCCTATTCAGGTATAGCGAGGAAAGAGACAAGTATGAATTCCTAGGCATGCCTGCCCGCATAAGCATCTCCATGTCCGGCTTCAGTGCTGATCCTATAACCCACATGGGGTTCTTTGTCCCCATAACTAGAATCTATGAATTCTTGGACAACCATTTCTTCCAGTACATATACGACAAGAACGAGACGTTTGAGACCTGCAAGAAGAAGATGGAAGACTTCAAGAAGGAACAAGAGAAGCTATTACTAGCCAAATTCGGCGGTTCTCCAGAGCAGGACAAGAGGGAGAAATAGCAATGGGCTTGCCGAATGGAAAGTGTGATTCATGTGGAGAAAAGGTTGATGTCCTCTTTCCAGTCGGCATTCTAGACGAATTGCCTACGGGTGGAGAAGCTCATGTTCAACGTTGGTACTGCATCTCTTGCAAGGATACTCTAGAAGAAGAGGCGGGAGAGGCAGATGATAAGACCTACGATGACGATGAGCAGCCAAGACCTTTTAACCCGAAGTGATTAGATGCCAAGAGCAAAAATAGCGAAGAACCAGCCGAAGATACCCTCTTTTTCTAGGAGGGAGAAGGCATTAGCGGTTCTAGGAAGATTAGTCGGCGTAAAGCTGGAGAAGACTACTCCAGTCCAACCAACTTTTGTCTTTGAACCAGAACCTCAGATCAGATACCCTGTTTATGATTACATCAATCTATTTGAGGTGGCCACTACTTCATGGCCGCTCAGACGGGCATTCCGGGCGATCATTCAGGAATGCATAAGGAACCGTTGGACGATCAAACCGGCTTTTAAGTGGAAGTGTGACAAATGTGGCAAGACGTATGACCACACCCCGAATGAGAATCAGTTGAAGGAAGGGGAAAAACCGAAATGCGAGGCTAATGGGTGTGGTGCTGAATTAAGACAGCCATCCGAAGATCAGGCTAGGATTCTAGAACGTCTTCTTAAGAGACCGAATGGGGACTACCATTTCGATGACTTTGTTAAGTCATCTATATTCTACGACTTGTCCTTAGACGACTGGTACTGGGGCATGTCCTTCAAGCGGGTTCCTAAGACTGAAGGCGGCAAGGTAGTCGTTCAGGAGAAGAAGGTAGTCTACGAGAAGGTTCCTAAAGAAATATTCGTTGAGGATGCAAGGTTCATCTTCCCAGTAGCAGACGAATTCGGACACCTAGGCGGTTACGAATGGTTCTGTTCAGAATGTTATGATAAACAGCCTGGGGATCAACCGGTAGTTGCTATCAGACAAGACATGAGTCTGGCAGACCGACAAAAGGCTATAATCTGTCCTCTCTGTGGGGAAGTAATGGAACAGACGGCCTACGTTCAGGAAATAGGCGGAACGGTGACGGCAAGGTTTGCTAAGAACGAACTCATTCACGGGTCCAGTTCCAGAGTAGCACCTGCCCTCTTTGGAAATTCTAAGATTGTAAGTGTATGGAAGCTAGTTCAAACGGTCTTAGCCATGGACGACTATAACTGGGAAGTCTACAGCACCGGAAAGGTCGGAAGCATTATTGGCTTTCCGGGAGAGGACCAGCTAGAAGTCGATGAGAAGAAGAAGGCCATAGAAGAAGAAATCAAGGCCCTTGACGCCAAAGACATTCAGAGTGGAAGGTACAAGTCTTCTAAGAAGATAAGGACTCTAATGCTTGGTCTCAAGAAGGACCAGCAACCGATCAGGATTCCTATCATGGAAGACATGAAGGCGATGCAGTCAATCGAATTCTATAGATTATATATGGAAGCCATTGCCGGAATATACGGGGTCACACCTGAATTTGTGAGCACGACGGACGTGGCCGGAGGAGGGATAAAACTCAAGATTGACGTCCAGAACAGGACGACTCAGGAGCATCAGGCTGGATTTGCAGATCTATTTAACGACGACCTACTCCCCAAGTTCGGGATAACCGACTGGTTGTTCATCTTCAATCCGATAGAGGGAAGGGACCAATTAAGGGACTCTCAGACCGAACACACTAAGGCTGCTACCGCCATGACTTGGGCTCAGGCTGGGTTCGATGTAAGTTTAGGACCCGGAAGAGAATTGATCGTCACCGGAAAAGCGAACATACCTAGGGTTCAAGAACCTTCTAGGGCGGGTGAAGCACCTCGTTCTATGGAAGGCAAACCTGAATTCTGGCAGGGAGGAGAACCAACCCGTACAAGCGGGGAAAGACTAGAACTTCGTAAACCAACCGAATATGCCGTCAGACTTCCAATCTCTTGGTACTCGATGAGCCAGATCAGGATCTTCGATAGAGTCTATGCCCTCAACAATGACAAGGATGAAGTCTATGTAATGATGAACATGCATGAAGTCGCTGAGACTAGGACTTCAGCAGTTAACCTCAACTATGCCGTGGCTAATCTGCTTGACGTCGCCTTGGACTACGTGGAAGAGAAATTAGAGGGGAAGAAAGGTTTCAATAGAAAGGACTTCAAGGCTGGGAAGAAGAAGATAGTCCTAGGATTCCGAAGAGCATTCGAACCGGAAATATTGATTGAACTTTCGACCTACTTAGACAATATCGGTCAAGAGAGTTTAGCCGAGAAATTTGACAACCTGAGGATGCGATTCGAACAGGTCAGGCCCAAGACTCTAGAGATTCCTGAAGAACCTATGTCCTCAACCGCATCCGGGGAAATGTTGGAAGCCATAGAACCAAGTCCACCGGGGCTTGAGCAGAAAAGTCTAGTTCAGGCACGGGCACCATTCGGGGTTGTAATGGCGGAGGAAACACTATTCAAGGCGTTCAAACTGATAATCAAATGGGCGCAGGAAGAAGTCGGCAAAGGGGAGAACAAGGAGAAGGTCATACACGAGGCCCTCATTAAGGCGAAGGGGACGCTGGATTCATCGTACGAGGAACTAATCAAGCGGGCGATTGAGCATTCACAGAGAAGGACGAGGAAGACGGCGGTTCTATCACCGGAGGAACTGAGGAGAATCAATGCTTACAAGGAGAATAGTCTGAATGATTTCGATAGGATCCTAAGGGATTCTCTAAAGGAGACGAAGAAGAATGACGGAGAAAGCACTGAGTAAATGGGCCATTCGTGCTCATGACGGCACCGAGTATAGGAAGGTCGCCGTTTCAAGTTCAGGGGCGTTGACGACAAGATGAGTGAGAAAGCGTTACCGGCAAGAAGTATTTACGGTTGGGACGGTACCAACTGGGTAAAGGTCAAGGTTGATGCAGATGGAAAGGTCTATATTACCAATACGGATCTAACCACTATTCTCGCGGCGGTACAACATACCACTTATGGTCTTTCTGCCCTCAAGACCCTGATAGATTCAATTATAGCAAAAACTGATCTCATTCCTGCCGATATTGCCACTCAGTTAGATACGAATATTCCGGCGGTAAAGGCCAAGACGGACTTGATTCCCGCTGACATAGCAACGCAACTTGACACCAATGTTCCCGCCATTAAGGCAAAAACCGATCTTCTATTTTCTGGAATAGCAACTGAGGATAAACAAGATACTATCATTGCCAAGACAGGGAATTTGCCTTCGGATCCGGCAGACGAATCTCTTTTAGAAGCGGCATTTAACAGGCAGGTTCATCACCTAGACTTTTGGAGCGACGTAGACGACGTGATAGCAATTACAGCGGCGGCTGATTCAGATTATGACCTTCCGAACGTTATAGTGCCGACCCTTCCAACTGGCATTACGATTTGGAAGGTGGTGGTCCTATTCAAATGCGCCTTGATCAGAGATTCAAGCGGAGCAGATAATGGCATAGATGAAGCCGGGACGATTAGGGTTAAGAAGTCTACAGATGCAGATTTCGATGCGGACGGAATTACTGCCTTCGACATTCTGGACAATATGTGGCTGGTAGACGTAACTAACGTTGGGAGGGATCGAGGCGGGGACGTCTTAGTCGGGAATATGAATAATGACAATATCTCTTCTAAGGTGACCGGGGCCGCAACTTACAATCTTAGACTAGACAGTATTTCTGCAGACGGGGCTAATTTAGAACTTCATGAGGTCCAAGTGGGTTTGAGGATTTATTTCTATTAAACTGGGGCTAGAAGACAATGACGTGGCTGGCTGGATGGAGTAAACGAATCAAACTTAGTATCGACGCTGGTGACATAGATGCAGACTTAGCCAACTTTCCAATATTGGTCTACATCTCGGCAATTTCTGGAATCAATGCTGAAGACATTAGTTGCGTATTTGACGAATTAACAAGTGATGCTAACCGTAAGAAGATAGCAGTTACCACGGATGACGGGACTACTCAATGTTATGTGGAGATTGAAGAGTGGGATGACGCTAATGAGCAAGCCTATCTCTGGGTTAAAGTTCCAGCAATAGATGATGCCGTCAATACGGATTTATATTTGTACTATGACAGTACCCAAGCAGACAACGATACTTATGTTGGGGACATAGAATCTACTCCAGCAATGGCTGTCTGGGACGCTAACTTTCTAATGGTTCAGCACTTGAGAGATGCAACCACAAGCACTACTAAAGACAGTACCACAAACAATAATGATGGAACGAAGACAAGTGCTAATAACCCAATAGTCTCAACCTCTGGAAAGATAAGCGACGCTCAAGACTTCTCTACCGATGGTATCAGCTATCCTAATATTCAACCAGCAAGCATCACTTTGGAAGCGTGGATTAATACAGATAGTCAACCATCTAACGGTTGGGCAATAATATATTGTGTGGTAGATGATAGTTCACACGGTTATGGATTTGGTTCACCTTGGGGAATTAACCCAGCTAAAGTTGCAATATCAAGATTTAGTCATACTGGTTCACCAACCAATTGTCTTTGTACCACGGTATTAGAAAATGGTAAATGGTATCATATCGTAGGCACTTATGACGGGATTAACCTTAGAATTTATGTGAACGGTACTCTTGAGACTACCCTTGCAAGTTCAGCTTTTCTGTATGATGCTACTACGTATTCACGTATTGGTAAACGAGCAGTAAGTGGTTACGAAATGTATTATGACGGATTAATAGATGAATGTCGTATATCTAACTCTGTAAGAACTGACTCTTATATTAAAGCGTCTTATGAAAGTGGAAGAGACCATTTGCTTGATTGGGG